GCTACAGGTAAACTTAAACGTTTAATTATTAATATGCCGCCTAGACATACAAAGTCTGAGTTTGCATCACATTTGTTCCCTGCGTACCTTTTAGGAAAAAATCCTAAATTAAAAATTATAGAAGCAACCCATACCGCTGACCTTGCGGTTAACTTTGGACGTAAAGTTAGGGATTTAATTGACGGAGAAGAATACGCGGCTTTATTTCCTGAAACAGAACTAAAAGCAGATAGTCGTTCCGCAGGTAAATGGTTAACGAATAAAGGCGGTGAATATTACGCGGCAGGTATTGGTGGTGCATTAGCAGGAAGGGGTGCGGATTTATTTATTATTGACGATCCACATTCGGAACAAGACGCTATGTCCGATAAAGCTATGGAAGAAGCTTACGAATGGTTTATGTCAGGTCCGCGACAAAGGTTACAACCTGGAGGAGCAATCGTTATTGTAATGACCCGTTGGAATAAAAAAGACCTTACAGGACGGTTAGTTAAGAAAATGGCACAAGATCCTGGAGCAGACCAATGGGAAGTCATTGAGTTTCCTGCAATATTACCAAGCGGTAAACCCTTATGGGATAATTTTTGGAAACTAGAAGAACTAGAAAGTATAAAAGCATCGGTTAGTCCAGGAAAATGGGCGGCTCAATACATGCAAAGACCTACGGGTGAAGGTATTTCAATTATACCTAAAGATTGGTTTATGATTTGGGACGAAGAAAAGCCGCCTAAATGTGATTACCTTATACAAAGTTTTGATACAGCGTTTTTAAAATCAGAAAGAGCTGACTACACAGCTATTACAACGTGGGGAGTTTTTTATCCTGAAGGTAGAATCGGTGAAGAACATTATCACGGTGACGAAGCTCACTTAATTTTGATTGATTGTGTAAAAGAACGTTATGATTTTCCTGAACTAAAAGCTGAAGCATTACGTTTATATGATTATTGGCAACCTGATACAATTATTATTGAAGCGAAAGCTAGTGGTTTGCCATTAGTACAAGAATTACGTAGAATCGGTATTCCTGTAAATACTTTTTCTCCTGGAAAAGGGCAAGATAAAATAGCTAGGCTAAATTCTGTCTCTCCTATTTTCCAAGACGGACGTGTTTGGATTCCAGATAACAGGTGGGGTGAAGAACTTATGGATGAAGTTTCTGATTTCCCGAACGGTGAGAACGATGACTTAGTAGATGCAACAACTTTAGCGTTAGCTAGGTTCAGGGAAGGCGGGTTTTTAACACTTTCGAGTGATTATTTTGAAGAGGAAGAACCCTATCAAGGTGAAAGGGTTTATTATTGAGGAAAATCATACTATGATGTATTACCATGGCTATTGAAAAACAACCAATTCCTATGCGTTCTAGTTCTGAAGACCCAATCGAACTAGAATTAGTACAGCAACCCGACGAAGAAACTGAGCTTTTCGTTCAGCCTGACGGTTCTATTGTACGTGGCAGCGATATGGAAGAAGAAACACCGTCTAAGTTTGGCGAAAACTTAGCAGAAGTTTTAGACGACCGTGAATTAAATACTATTGCTGCAGAATTAGTTTCATCTTACGAAGAAGATTTAGATTCTAGAGACGATTGGTTTCAAACTTATAGTGAAGGTTTAGAATTATTAGGTATAAATTCAGATTCTAGATCACAACCTTTCGCTGGAGCTTCAGGAGTACACCATCCGATCCTTGCTGAAGCAGTAACACAGTTCCAAGCCCAAGCTTATAAAGAAATGTTACCCGCAGGTGGACCTGTAGATACAGAAGTTTTAGGAATTACCGACAATGCCAAGATGGAAAAGGCAAATCGTGTAAAAAACTTCATGAATTACCAAATTACGTACAAAATGGAAGAATATGACCCAGAAATGGATCAATTACTCTTTTATTTGCCGCTTTCAGGCTCATCTTTCAAAAAAGTTTACTACGATCCTGCGTTAGGACGTGCTGTTGCACGTTTTGTTAAGTCAGAACACCTTGTTGTTCCGTATTACGCAGTAGATTTACTTACCGCACCAAGAATTACCCACGTAATTCATATGAACGAGAACGAATTACGTAAATTACAAATCTCTGGGTTCTATAAAGACACCGATATGATGTCTCCGACCAGTAATCCTGATTTAACCGAAGTAGATGATAAAATTGACGAACTTCAAGGCTTAACCAGAACCGTAAGCGACGAAGAATTTACATTATTAGAAATGCACGTGAATTTAGACCTCGAAGGCTTCGAAGATGTAGACGCTAACGGTGAAGAAACAGGATTAGCGTTACCTTATATCGTTACTATCTGTAAAGATAATAATAAAGTATTAGCGATTAGACCTAATTACGATCAAAACGATCCTATGCGTAAAAAGATTGAATATTTTACTCATTATAAGTTTCTTCCAGGATTAGGTTTTTATGGTTTTGGTTTAATTCATATGATGGGTGGATTAACTAAATCAGTTACTTCTATTTTACGACAGTTGATTGATGCAGGTACGCTTTCTAATTTACCCGCAGGATTTAAATCACGAGGACTAAATATTCAACGTCATGATGATCCATTACAACCTGGAGAGTGGCGTGATGTCGATGCTCCTGGAGGTCGGTTAGCAGACGCATTTCTACCACTACCGTATAAAGAGCCAAGTGGTACATTAACTACATTACTAGGTGCTTTAGTTGATTCAGGTAAAAGATTTGCAGCAACGGTAGAAGATCCGACAGGCGATGGTAATTCCGAAGCTCCCGTAGGCACAACCGTAGCATTGATGGAAAAAGGACAACGAGTGATGTCCGCAATCCATAAAAGATTACATTACGCACAAAGATGTGAGTTTAAAATACTAAAAAGAGTATTTGGTGAGTTTTTACCGCCTGAATACCCTTATCAAGTACAAGGTGCTTCCGAAAACGTATTTAAACAAGATTTCGATGGTTCTGTAGACGTTATACCTGTTTCTGACCCTAATATCTTTAGTATGACGCAAAGAATTACATTAGCTCAGACACAATTACAAATGGCACAAGCCGCACCTCAACTACATGACTTACGTGAGTCGTATAAGAAAATGTATATCGCATTAAATATAAAAGATATTGATGCACTCCTTCCACCTGAAAAAGAAGTACCACCACGTGATCCTATTAGTGAACAACAAGCAGTTTTAACAGGAACACCGATTAGAGCTTATGAGTTTCAAAATCACGAAGCTTATATAGCAGCACATAGTGCTTTTTTACAAAATCCGATGGTAAAACAAAACCCAGTAGCGATGCAAGCAATAGGTGCAAATATACAAGAACACCAAGCGATGTTATATAGATTACAAATAGAACAAGCGATGGGTCAACCATTACCAGAAGTACAAACAGGACAAATGCCGCCTGAGATGATGAATGAGATCGCATTAATGGCACAAGCGGCAACACAACAAGTTACAGGTCAAGCACAAGCGATGGCAGCAGCAATGCAAACACCAGATCCACAAAGACAGATGTTCGAACAACAACTACAACTTGAAAGAGAACAGTTGATGCAAAAAGAAGGCGACGATCAAAGAGATGCACAACTAGCCGCTATGAAGGCTGAACTAGATGCACAAATTAAACGTGAAAAGATCGAAGCAGATTTACGCGTACAAGATACTAAAGCCGCAATAGACTTGCAAGAACTAGAGCAAAGAGCTAAAGTTGATGCAGAAAAGAACTATACGGAATTAGTTAAAACGGTTCGAGAAACTCGAAAACAAAACGGAGAATAATATGCATAGAAATAAAGATTACCCGTCTCCTTCTAAAAAAGTAAACAGACCTGCACCTAGTGAACCAGTTATGGTTGATAACACTAAAACGCAATCTGTTACTGCTGGTGAAGTGAATACAGACGCAAAAGGTAACGTTGTTGGTAAAGAATCTAAAGTAAAAGCTTCTTACGGACAAACAAAAGGACTTCTTTGGTATAACTACATTAAATAAATGGATTATATCTTAGCTACGGAGCATTTGCTTCGTAAATATCGTGAGAGAAAAGAAGCTCTCACGCAAACGTTGGCTTCTGGAAGTGTTGAGAATTTTGAACAATACCAAAGGATAGTCGGTGAAATAGCAGGTTTGAGTTTCTGTGAACAGGAAATTCAAACTTTACATTCTAATATGGAGGATGCAAATGACTAGTAAAGTCGAAACAACAACTGTTCCAGATAGGGTAGATAATTTCGGTAGTAATGGTATGGCTAAAGCAGAATTAGCTTCAGAGCCAACAATTACTCCTGATAATGTAGACTCTCATGCAAGTTCTTTACCCCGTCCAACTGGGTATCGAATTTTAATATTACCTTTCAGCCCTAAAGCGGTAACTAAAGGTGGAATACATATAGCAAAACAAACGGTCGATAAGGAAAGGTTAGCGACTGTTGTTGGTTATGTAGTAGCTACAGGACCTGACGCTTATAGTGATCCACATAAGTTTCCAGAAGGAGCTTGGTGTAAAGAAGGTGATTGGGTTATCTTCGGTCGATATGCTGGAGCTCGTTTTCAAATAGAAGGTGGCGATATGCGTCTTTTAAATGATGACGAAATCTTAGCTTGTATCGATGACCCAGAAGCAATTTTATCATAACAAACTTGAGGAGGACTCATGCAAAATAACGAAGCCGAAAAAATAGAATTAGAACTTCCCGAAGGGGAAGTTGATATACGGGAAGCAGATGTAGACGATTCGATTAAAGACGAAGTAGTCGAAGAAGAAGCTCCTGTAGAAGAAGTAAAAGATGAATTAGATGCGATTTCTGATTCAGTGCAAAAGCGTATCGATAAGTTAACTTATAAGATGCGAGAAGCAGAAAGACAGCGAGATGAAGCTGTTAACTATGCTCAAAGTGTTAATCAAACAGCGACTAGTTTAAAAGAAAAATTAAAAAATTCTGATACTTCGCTTTTCAAAGAGTACGATAACAGGGTACAATCTGAAATTGAAGGAGCAAAGAGACTTTTAAAAGATGCACAAGAAGCAGGGGATAGTGAAGCAGTGGTTGAAGCAACTACAGTTCTTTCTCGTGCTACCGCTGAAGCTGAAAATCTTAAAAGACTACAAGCTCAACAACAAGTTAGGGAAAAAGCTAAACCAGAAGAAGTTCCTGTGGAGGCTTATCAACCTACCTTACAGCCAGAACAAGCTCCAGGACCAGATCCTAAAGCTGAAGCATGGGCTGAAAAGAATGAATGGTTTGGAGATGACCAAGCAATGACATTTGCAGCATTTGGAATACATAAAGAATTAGTAGAGGAAGGTGTTGATCCGACTTCTGATAATTACTATTCTCAAGTTGATAAACGCATGGCTGAAAATTTCCCACACAAGTTTTCTAACGAGCAACCTGCCCCCGTGCAACAGGTCGCTGCTTCTAGCCGAGGGGCTAGTGGTAAAAAATCATCACGCAAAATTAAGTTGACACCTAGTCAAGTAGCAATAGCTAAAAGACTAAATGTGCCACTAGAAGAATATGCTAGACATATTGAAGGAGTATAAAATGACCGAAGAAAATAAAACAGAAGTCAATACTGATCGTAACTCACGATCTGCAGAGACACGAGCCTCTCAAACTCGCAGAAAGCCTTGGGCTCCCCCGTCTATGTTAGACGCACCCGAAGCTCCTCCTGGATATCAATTTAGGTGGATTCGTGAAGCTACTCGAGGAATCGATGATAAATCTAATATGTCTAAACGTATTAGAGAGGGATATGAACCTGTGAGAGCAGAAGACTATCCTGATTTCGAAGCTCCTACTATTGAAAACGGTAGCAACACTGGAGTAATTGGAGTCGGAGGATTAATACTTGCTAAAGTTCCAGTCGAAACCGCAGAAGAACGTAATGCTTATTTTAAAGATCAAGCAGATACCGCGATGCAAGGTGTAGATCAAAACTTTATGCGAGAAAGTGACCCAAGAATGCCTATTAAGGATAGTGATATCCAAAGGACTTCTAAAGTCGCCTTCGGTAGTAAGCCTACCGATGCAAAGTAATTAATAATAACAATGTATATAGACAAAGGAGAAAACAATGGCTAATACAAATAAACCAGATGGTTTTACTCCCGCATACCATATGTACGGAGGTGTTATTCGCCCTGCTAAAATGAGAATCGCAAGTGCAACTAACGCATCAATCTTTTCAGGTGATGTTGTTAATTTATCTAGTGGTTATGTCATTCAAGGCACAGCGACAGGCACACCCGTAGGTGTATTTTACGGAGTATACTTCACAGCTACTGACGGCACCCCAACTTTCTCGAAAGTTTGGACTGCTGACACAGCTACCCAAGGCGGAGCAGACGCAGAAGCTCTCGTTTATAATGATCCTGGGATCGTTTACGAGGCTCAATTTACAGCTGGAACACCAGCAGTAAGTTTTATCGGCTCTAAATATACTCTTTCTACGACTGCAGGTTCCACAGTGAACGGTAGATCAAAGGAAGGGGTCACAGCAACTACTTCAAGTGGTGTAGCGTTAATGGTAGGATTCGCTTCGCAACCGAGCAACGAAATCGGTGCTCATGCGAGAGGACTCTTTACATTCCCGACTAACACATTTGCGGTCTAATCAAGGAGATAAATAATGGCGATTAACAGAGCACAACTAGTTAAAGAACTAGTACCTGGACTCCATGCTCTCTTCGGATTAGAGTATGAGAGATATAATAACGAGCACGAAGACATCTTCGATACTGAGAACTCCGAAAGGGCTTTTGAGGAAGAAGTAATGTTAAGTGGGTTCGGTGAAGCACCGACTAAAGGAGAAGGAGCCGCAGTCATTTATGACACAGCTCAAGAATCTTTTACTTCGCGTTATACACACGAGACTGTAGCATTAGCATTTGCATTGACAGAAGAAGCAATCGAAGATAACCTCTACGATACACTCTCTTCAAGATATACAAGAGCTTTAGCAAGGTCTATGCAACAAACTAAACAAGTGAAAGCAGCAAACGTATTAAACAATGCGTTTAATTCTTCATTTGTTGGTGGTGATGGAAAAGAGCTTTGTGCTACAGACCATCCGACTGTTGCAAACGTTGATTTAAGTAACGAGCTGTCTACAGCTGCTGACCTTAATGAAACTTCTTTAGAGCAATCATTGATTGATATCGCTGGATTTAAGGATGAAAGAAACCTTAAAGTGAATGCACAAGCAAGGAAATTAATTATTCCACCTGCTTTGCAATTCGTAGCGGATAGATTGATGGAAACTCCAGGAAGAGTTGGTACTTCAGATAATGATATTAATGCAATTAGAAATATGGGAATGGTCTCAGAAGGCTACGTTGTAAATCATTATCTAACAGATACTGATGCGTTCTTTATCAAAACTGACGTCCCTAACGGATTGAAACATTTCGTTAGAAGTCCTGTAGCTACTAGTATGGAAGGCGACTTCGAAACTGGTAACGTAAGATACAAGGCTAGAGAACGTTATAGTTTTGGTTTTAGTGATTGGAGAGGTATCTTCGGTTCACCAGGAGCCTAATTCATTAACGTGAATTCATTAAAGGGGAACTTCGGTTCCCCTTTTCTTTTTGTAGGCATTCATATACAATCAAAAGACTAGGATTTATTAACTTGTTCTACAGACTGACCTAGCAGACAAGCCGAGACAGTAGAACTTATTTCCACGGAGGAAATTATGGCAAAATCAACCTTTTCGGGTCCTGTACAATCATTAGCAGGATTTATATCAGCAGGTAATGCTAACGTTGTTAGTTTAACTGCGGACACTACTTTAACAGTAGCTGCACACGCAGGTAAAATTTTAACAACTAACGATGCGGATGGTAAATTTACTTTACCTACTATCGTAGCTACTGCTCCAGGAAGAGACGATGATCCTAATCAAACAAATAACTTAGGTGCATCATTCTTTTTTGTAGTAGAAACTGCAGCAACTGACATGGACATCTTAACAGATGGTACAGATAGGTTTGTAGGTGGACTTTACACTGGTGTAACAGACGCAACAGGTAAAACTTTTATTTCTGGTGCATCTAACGATGTTATCACAATGAATGGTTCTACTAAAGGCGGACTTGCAGGTAGTATCGT